AAAAGTTTTGCGAGTTATTAGATAAAAATCATATTAAATCATGTTACTATAAAAATTAAATTATGACAACACAAGAAATGGAACAATTACTTTTGGAAGGTAAGACAAAAAAAGAAATCATTCAGGAAACAATGATTAATGAAAACGACTATAAACATAAAATAAATTTTATTATGGCTAAATATAATAATGTTCAATCAGACCATTCAAGATTGCATTATATTAATCAAGTTGAAAAATTATTTTTTATAGCCAACGAAATGTATTATGAAAGTGAAGGAATAGAAAAGCTAAATTGGAAGATAAAAAGAAATGAACTTGGAAGAATTTATTCAACTTTTAATGCCTTGACTCCTAAGGAGATAGAATATAATTTTAAATAAATTTTGTTATATTATAAATTCTTTATAAATTTGCACTATAAATTAAAAATCACAAATCATGGAAAAGAAAGAAAAAAAGGATTTAACCATCCAACAAAGGTTAATTGAAGTTCAAACAGAACTTAAAGTTCCAAAAGGAAATTACAATTCATTTGGAAAGTACAAGTACAGATCAGCAGAAGATATTCTGGAAGCTGTAAAACCATTACTAAAAAAGCATGAAGTTTTATTTACCATTACTGATGATATTATTCAGATAGGAAATAAAATGTTTATTAAGGCATTTGCAAATATATGCTATAATAATGAATGTATTTCTGTTAATGGATTCGCTGAGATAGGGGAACACAAAGGAATGAGTGTTGAGCAATGTATTGGAACAGCATCAAGCTATGCAAGGAAATATGCAATGAATGGTTTATTTTTAATAGATGAAACAGAAGCTGATCCAGACCACGATAACAAAAAGCAAGAAGTTAAAAAGGATCTTCCTGAGCTACCACAAAATAAAGCTGATGATGTAATTGATTTTTTAATCAATAAAAGTGGAACTCTTGAACAGGTACAGAAGAAATATAAATTAAATGAAACTCAAATAGAGTATTTTAACAACATTATAAAATCTAATAAGTAATGAATTTATTTCAAATTGAACAACAGTATTTAAACCTATCTAATGAATTATTAGAAGTAGGTGGTGAATTAACTCCAGAGCTTGAACAGGCTCTGGAAATTTCACAAGAGCAATTAAATAATAAAGGAATTGCTTATGGATTTATAATTAAAAAATTTGAAACTGAATCAGATATTATTGATGCTGAGATCAAAAGATTACAGGCATTAAAAAAGTCAAGAGAAAATACAGTTGAAAGATTAAAGGAAAGAATTAAATCAGCAATGGAATTATTTGATGTTGATAAAATTGAAACTCCATTAATGAAGTTATCATTTAGAAAATCAGAAGCTATTCAAATAGATGATATTACTTTAATACCTTCAATGTATAAAACTTTAAAAGTAACAGAGCATCCAGATAAAACCTTAATTAAAGATTCTTTAAAGTTAGGCAAGGAAGTTAAAGGAGCATCACTGGTAATTAATAATAATTTACAAATAAAATAAAAATGGAAACAACAGGAACAATTCACTTTATAAGTGAGAAAAAAAGAGTATCTGATAAATTTACAGTACAGGAATTTGTAATTGAAACAGATGAGAAATACCCTCAAAAGATTGTATTTAATTTAATTAATGATAAAGTTAATTTGATTAATGGTTATCAGTCTGGAGATACAATAAAGGTTGCTTTTAATTTAACAGGGAGAGAATATAATGGAAAATATTATAATACTCTTTCGTGTTGGAAGATTCAACCAATTAATGGAATATCTAATCAAGAAAATAATTTTGATGAGAACGTAGAAGTTCCATTTTAATTTATTATTTTTAAAATAAATTACTCGCCAAGTGATTAAGTTAATTACATATTATTACCCCTTTTATTCTAAAGCCCTTTGGCGAGTGGCTAGGAATAATTGGGGTTTCATATTTTTATATTATGGCAAAAGATCCAGCATTTTTATTTTATCCAAATGACTTTACAGTAGGTACTCAATTTTTCAGCAATGAACAAGTTGGAATCTATGTAAGGATATTATGCGCTCAGCATCAGCATGGGCATTTATCAAAATCGCAAATACAAAGATTATGCAATGGCATTTCCAATTCAGATGATTTGGAAGAGGTATTGAATAAATTTAAACAAGACAGCGAAGGAAAATATTACAATGAAAGGCTTGATGATGAAATACTTAAAAGAAGAAAGCATTCAGATAAGCAAAGAGAAAATGCAAATATGCGATGGCATAAAAGTGGCAATGCCAATGCAATGCCTTTAGAAAATGAAAATGAAATTGAAATTGAAATAGAAAATAAAAATGATAAAAAGATTTATAGGAAATTCGATCATTTAAAAATTACTCAGGCTGAGTTTAATTTATTGAATAAAGATTATTCAAAAGATAAAATTGATTCAGTGTTGGATTCAATTCAAAATTATAGAGCGAATAAAAAATATGTTTCACTTTATTTAACTGCTGTTAAATGGTTAAAGAAGGAATCAAAGTCTAATGAAAATAAAATGGTTTACTAATGGAATTCTTTGACTATGGAATAAATGTACCTTCTGGAAAGTCTGGAGAGGTACAAACAACTTGCCCTAAATGTAGCCATGAAAGAAAAAAGAAATCAGTTAAATGCTTATCTGTTAATTTAGATAAGAAGATTTGGAACTGCTTTCACTGTGGCTGGAGGGGATTTTTAAAAAATGAATCTATTGAAAATAAAGTTTACATTAAACCTGAGTGGAAAAATAAAACAAATCTTTCTGATAAGGCTGTAAAATATTTTTATGATAGGAAAATATCACAAAAGACTTTAACTCATTTTAAAATTACAGAGGGTATTGAATTCATGCCACAAGTTGGAAAGGAAATGAATACAATTCAATTTAATTATTTTGATCTTGATGGAGAGCTAACAAACATAAAGTACAGGACAGGGAATAAATTATTTAAACTTAATAAAGGCAGTAAATTAATTTTTTACAATTTAAACAATATAGACTTTACTCAGCCTATATTTTTAACAGAGGGAGAGATTGATGCATTAAGTTTATTTGAAGCTGGTAAATCAAATGTATTATCTGTTCCAAATGGAGCGAATTTAAATAATAATAATTTAGAATACCTACAATTTATTTCAGATCAATTTAATGATGTTCCTTTATTTTATTTATGCTTTGATAACGATCAGGCTGGAAGAAAATTAAGAGATGATATTTCAGACAGGCTTGGAAAAGATAGATGCAGAATTATTGAATTTAAAAATTGTAAAGATGCGAATGAATGTTTAATTACTTATGGCATACAGGGAATAATAGAATCAATTCAAGATGCAAAGGAATTCGATATTGAAGGGGTTTATACTATTAAGGATATATCAGATGATATTGATGATATGTATATGAATGGTTTGGATGAGGGATTAACAATTGGTCATGCAACATTTGATAAGCATTTAAGATTTGTTAAAGGATATATTACCACAATAACAGGAATACCAAATCATGGCAAATCTGATTTTCTTGATGAAATAATACTTAGGTTATTTATTAATCATGGTTGGAAGGGAGCATTTTATTCTCCAGAGAATAAACCAACAAAACTTCATTTTTCAAAGTTAGCAAGAAAGATTACTGGAAAACCTTGGAATGGATTAATGAGAATGACAATAGATCAAGTAAATGAAATAAAGGAATTATTAAATAATAAAATTTGGTTTGTAAAGCCTGAGAAAGATTTTACACTAACTTCAATACTTAATCATGTTAAATCATTGCATTCAAAATATGGAATGGATTTCTTTGTAATTGATGCATGGAATAAACTTGAACATAAATACGAAATAAGCGAAACAAAATATGTCGGGGAATCACTTGATGAGCTTTCAAGATTCTGTGAGGTTAATAACATTCATTGCTTTTTAGTAGCTCATCCAACAAAGATTAAAAAGGATCTTAATACTTTACAATATGAAGTTCCAAATCTTTATTCAATATCTGGATCATCTAATTTCTTTAATAAATCTGATAATGGAATAACAGTGTATAGGGACTTTAATAAAAATGTTACTCAGGTTTATATTCAGAAAGTAAAGTTTAGCCATTGGGGTGGAATAGGAATGAGTACCTTTAATTATCAAATGGAATCTGGAAGATATTGTGAAACAGATGGAAGTTATAAAACAGGCAGCTGGATAAATAAGTCTGAGCCTGTAATGGTTCAAAATAATGAATTCCTAAATGATATAATAATTAACAATGAAGATTATTTTTAAATGACAAAGCAAGAGATAAAAAAATTAGATACTGTATTTTCAAAGTACATAAGAAATAAATATTCAAATAATGGAATGAATGAATGCTACACTTGTGGAAGATGGAATGAAATCAGCAAAATGCAATGTGGACATTTCTGGAGTAGGAAGCATCAGTCAGTACGCTGGAACGAAGATAACGCTAGACCTCAATGCTATGGATGTAATGTAATGATGTATGGAAGGCAATTTGAGTTTGGGAATAAATTACTAGCTGAAATAGGTGAACAAAGATTTCAAGTTCTGGAACAACTTAAAAATACTTCAAGCAAAGATTTAATGTTAAATTTTAAAGAGCTTTATGATTACTATTCAAATAACAGCTGAACAAATAGAAAGAGCAAAACAAAGATATGACTTTGAAAAATTAAAAGGATCAGTCATGAATGGATCTTCAAATATTTATGGTGCATTAGGTGAAATTGTTTACATGGACTTTATGACTTCAAAAGGATTTAAAATTGTAGATGAATCGACATTTGATTATGATTTTATTTGTAATGGTTTTAAAGTTGATGTGAAAAGTTCAAAACTAAATAAAGTGAATGAAAAATATATTAATACTAATATTGAATGCAGATTAATAAACCATAATCAAAACGCTCATTTTTACTTTTTTTGTAAGATATCAGAGGATTTTAGATCAGCGTACCTGTTAGGATATATCTCAAAAAAAGAGTTCAGTAAACAGGCTATATTTACCTATAATGGACAGCCATCAGTTAGGGGTGAGAATTTTAATTACAGAGGGGATGGATGGCATATTTATAGTAATAGCCTTAATTTATTCAAAATTTAATACCTTGATTATCAAGCAGTTAGCATTTTTTATCATAATTTATTGGGTCATATTATAAACTCTTTATAAATTAGCTCTATAATTAAAAAACAAATAACAATGGAAACACAAAATGCAATAGAAAGGTACATGAGTTTATTCACTGAATCTTTAAATGATGTAGATTTTTTAAATAACTTAGAAGATAAGAGATCTAAAGAATGGTTTTTAAGACAAATTAAAAATGCAATGGAAGCAGTTGCAAGACAAAAAGCAATAGATATAAAGAATTCAATCTCAACATTATAAACCAATAAAAACAAATCACAATGAAAACAACAAATGAATTTATTAGTAGCTTAGGATCATCAGACTTTGAGAGTTGGATTAAGGTTCAGGAATCATATAAAAATAATTGTTTTATGGAAGATATTATGGAAGTAGGTTTCAATAATAATACTGGTTATGTTTACATAGCTCTTGATAATGGAGTTCAGATAGCATCTTGTTTCGGTCAACCAGTAGATTATATTGTTTATGATTCAGAAACAGGAGAGGAACATTTTTTTGATCATTATTATGAAGCTTTAAATTATTTTAATATTTAATATAATGAAAGATCAAATCACAAAGAAAATGAGACAGGAAATAAATAAAAACATTATAAATGAAAAATGTAATTTATTGACTGATTATATTACCTCAGAATTAAATAAGGCTCAGGATGAGAATTACAGAAATGAGGTTTCAATACCTTATGTACTTGGAACTCTTATGCAAGTATTAAAAAGTGTAAATCAAGATATTCAAATAATAAAAAACTTTAATAATAAATAATTATGCTAACTAAAATAATATCAATATATGATGCTGAGGACTTCCCAATTGAAGTTGAATTAACAGCAGAGGGGCATGTTGCAAATGATGGGATTGGATCTTATGAATACTGGGGATGCAAAGGTTATGATTCTGGAACTGATTATTTTGAGATTGAAGAAATAACCTATGAAAAAAAGGAATATTCAGAAGAGCAACAAAAAATAATAGATCAATATTTAATTGATAACTCAGAGGAAATTTCTGAGATATTCAACAATGAATGGAATAATCAAGAACCTTATTATGGATATGATGACTGATTTAACAATATTAGAAACCTTTCAATTTATTATAGCTTCATTGATAGGAACAACAATAATAGTATTAATTTTTTACGCTCTCTATGTAATTGGATTACTAATAAAAGAGGAATTAAAAGAATTGATTAAAAGAATAAAAAAAAATAAATCATGAAAGAATTATTACAAATCGCTGAGGTTGAATTAACCTATAAAAATAAAAGAAAAGGAACAGTAAAGGTAGATCAATCTAAAAACGCTTATAATGTTTTTAAATCAATATGGGCAGATGATATTGAATTGAGAGAAAGATTTTATTGTATGTTCTTAAACAGAGCAAACAATATAATAGCAGTACAGGAAATTTCAGCTGGATCAACAACTGGTTGTATTGTAGATGCTAAATTTATTTTTGCAACAGCTGTTAAAATTATGGCTGAGGGAATAATAATTTCACATAATCATCCATCAGGAAATACAAAACCATCTGAACATGATATTCAAATAACTAAAAAGATAAAAGATATATGCAAGTTGTTTGATATGAAACTTTTAGATCATTTAATACTAACTGATGAAACATATCTTTCAATGGCTGATGATGGATTAATGTAACGTAATGCAGCTATACGTCAGGTTTTGTTTTTCACAAAACTTGCGTATAGGTGGTGTTATATGAAGTGCCGACTTATTTACGATAAAGATCAATTGGAACACTAAACAGAAAAACAAAAAGAAAAAAAGCGATGGCAAAAAATGTAAAAGTAATTGATACAGATGGTTTAGATGAAACCACAATATCACAGATTGAAGAAGTAATGATTTACACCAATGACTATTACGAAAATGATACGTTGTTTGTTGAATTACATAACTCAAAAGGAGAAATAATTAGAATATTTCCTGAAAGAATACAAGAGATATGCTAAATTATAAAGTAGAAATAATACCTAAAGAAAAAGGTAAGGAGTGGATTTTAAATAAGCACTACGCTAAACGTATGCCCCCAATTACTTTTTTATTCGGATTGATTTTAGATAATGAAATTAAAGGTATGTGTAGCTTTGGAACTCCTGCAAGTAATGCAATAAGAAGTGTGTATTCTGACTATAATGTTATTGAATTAAACAGACTTTGTATTGATGAAGGATTAGAAAAGAATATACTAAGTTGGTTTTTATCAAAGTGTTTAAATCTTATACCAAAACCAAATGTAATTGTTAGCTATGCTGATACATCAAAAGGACATAATGGGTATATTTATCAAGCTACGAATTGGATTTACCCTGGACTTTCAGCTAAAGTTAGTGATTACAAAGTAAGAGGGATGGAACATTTTCATACATCTACAATTTTTGATATGAGTAGAGGGCAAAAAGACAGAGGTAAATGGTTAAAAGAGAAGTTTGGAGATGATTTGTATTTTGCTGAAAGGGACAGAAAACACAGATATTTTTATTTTATAGGCAATAAGAGACAAAAAAATGATATGCTAAAGAAATTGAAATTTAAGATTGAACCATACCCAAAAGGGGATAACCAAAGATATGATGCAAGTTACAAGGTCAAAGATAAATATATTGAAAACACCTTATTTTAAAAAGTGCGCATAAACTATACGCATAATAATCAAAGGAGGCAATTAGTCTCCTTTTTTTATTTTAGTTAATAACCTTTATTTAAATTGGATTACAGATAATTATCTTTACTGCAAATAAACTGCAAATGAAAATAAGTAAAGTTAAAATTGGATTGGTTAAACCGAATCCAAATAATCCCAGAATAATCAAAGATGATAAATTCCAAAAGCTGGTAAAGTCAATTAAGGAATTCCCCGAAATGCTTGAAATAAGACCTATTATTGTTAATAAGGATATGGAAGTACTTGGAGGTAATATGAGGCTCAGAGCTTGTCAGGAAGCTGGTTTAAAAGAGGTTTTTATTGGGGATGGTAGTAATCTAACACCTGAGCAACAAAAAGAGTTTATAATCAAAGATAATGTGGGATTCGGTGAATGGGATTGGGATGCATTGGCAAATGAATGGGATTCTGAATTATTGGGTGAATGGGGACTTGATGTTTGGCAGCCATCAAATGAAGAAATAAATCTGGATGATTTTTTTGAAGAAAATAATAATGAAGAAAAAACAAATACTTTTAAAATAGTATTGGAATATACTGAGGAAGATTACTCAGCTGTAAATGAAGCATTCAAAAAATACTCAGGTAGCAAAGAAAAAATTGTTGCTAAGTTGTTAGGATTATGATTGTTTATTTAGCTGGATTTAAAACTATTGAAAGGACATGGATTAAACAAACAAAGGATATTTATTTATTATCATCTTTTTGGGAACATAAAACTGGTAGATATGGAGATTATGTAAATCAAGAAAAACATATTTTAGATAGTGGAGCTTTTAGTGCTATAAATGATAAATCAGGTAAGTATAAAAATTTTGATTGGGATTCATACGTTAAAAAATATATTGCTTTTATTAAACATACAAAGCAAAAATTATTTTTTGAATTAGATATTGATTGCGTAGTTGGTTTAAATAAAGTTGAATACTACAGAAAACAAATAGAAGATGGAGTAGGAATAGCTCCAATAGTTTGCTGGCACTCAAATAGAGGTTCTGAGTACTGGATTAAATGTTGTGAAGAATATCCATACGTTGCCTTAGGAACAACTATGGCAAATGAACATGGAAAAAAAATAAGAAAGAATCCAAAAATACTTCACTGGTTTATAAATCATGCTCATAAAAATAAAGCTAAAATACATGGACTTGGATTTACTTCAACACCTTGGTTAAAAGAATTAAAATTTGATAGTGTTGATAGTACAACATGGAATGTTGGAGGTAAATTTGGAAATGTAGTAGTATTTGATAAAAATGGATTTCCAACTCAAAGATATAAAACAGATAAATCTAAAAAAGCTATAACTAATAAATTGAATTTATATAACTTTGAGCAATGGGTTAAATTTCAAAAATACGCAGAAAATAATTTATGAATATAATAGGACATTCAATAATAGGATATACTGGTTTTATTATAACTAAAGAACCTTTATTTTTAATTGGCAGTTTAATACCTGATATAGTATTAATACCAAATGAATTAAGATTTAATAAATTTGATAAATGGAATGTTAGATATAAATTCTTATATGATATTTCTCATTCTTTATATATTCCAATACTATTATTATTATTTAATCCAATATTAGCAATTGCTTATTTAATTCATTTATTAATTGACATTCCATTTCATACTTCTTCATTTCGTTGGAAGCCATTTTTATTTAATAGATATAAATCAAAAAGAAAAGTATTGCTTTTAAGTGGTGGTGCAGATAGTATTGCTTGTGCTGAGTTAGAAAAAGATTATGATTGTATTTTTTTTGACTATGGACAAAGTTATTGCAGTAAAGAATTAAATTGTGCTATTGAATATTGTAATATAAAAGGCATAGATTTGAAAATTGAAAAAAGAAATTGGCATACTGATATAAAAAATAGAAACTATTATCTGATTGCTGAATGCATTAAATTAGGTTATGATGAGGTTATAATAGGCACAAGAAACATTATTCCTTTATTTGATAAGTATAAAGATAGCAATTGGTTTAATTTAAAAATATATCAATATTTAACTAAAACATATATTAATATGCCATTGATTGGCAACTTAAAATTTCAAGTAATAAAAAAGACAAATCATTTTAAATACTATTCAACTGAATTATGATAATAGAAAAAAAATATCACTTTTATTCAGCCCATCGAAATAAAGCTGGAGGAGAAAAATGTGGAAGGATTCATGGACATACCTATGAAGTGGTCTGTCATTTTAAATTTGATAAAATGAATGAAAGTGGAGTAACTAATTTATTCAGTGATATTGATAAATTAGTTGAGCCAATTATTAAAGGTCATTGTCATTGGTTTTTAATTTATGAAAAAGACCCTCTTGTTGAAGTACTTGAATTAGCAAATGAGCCTATTTTAAAACTTCCTTTTGAGACATCAGCTGAGAACATGAGCATCTGGTTATTTTCAAGAATTAAAAATGAAACAGGATTACCAATTGTGAAAATAGAATTAGCAGAAACAAAATCAAGTAATGTAATTTATGAAGCTTAGTATATCAGAAATTTTTTACTCACTTCAAGGAGAGGGAGCAAGGATTGGAACGCCAACAGTATTTATAAGATTAAAAGGATGCAAAGCAAAAAATGCTTGTTATCAATTAGGAATTAAATGTGATACAGAATTTGAATCTGGAAAAGATTATTCATTGGAAGATATTGATAATTGGATTAAATTAAATGCAAATGATTGCAAAGAAATAACTTGGACTGGAGGTGAACCATTAGATCAATTGAATGAAGAGATGATAATGTGGTTTAAAGAAAAAGGATATTATCAAGCAATAGAAACAAGTGGACTTCATTCAGCTCCAAATGGATTAGATTTTATTTGCGTATCTCCAAAAGTAGCTGAGCATGTTATTAAAAAGAATTTTCCTGATGGAGTAACAGAATTAAGATATGTGAGACATAAAGGGCAGACAGTTCCTGAGCCATCAGTAAAAGCAAATAATTATTGGATTAGTCCACATTCAGATGGATTCACTATTAATACAGAAAACTTAAAACACTGTATTGAGTTATGTAAACAGAATCCTAAATGGAAATTATCAATTCAAAGTCATAAATTATGGAATATACTTTAAATAGTGCTGAGTGGCATTTTCAACAGATATTAAAACAACTTGGTGAAGATGTTGGAAGGGAAGGATTAATTGATACTCCAAAGAGGTATATTAAATTCATGCGTGAATTTTTAGAGATAAAAGAATTTAACTTTACAACATTTGATGCTGAGGGAACAGATGAAATGATTATTCAAACAAACATTCCTTTTTATTCTTTATGCGAACATCACACTGCTCCTTTTTTCGGGGTAGCAAATGTTGCTTATATTCCAAATAATAAAATAATTGGATTAAGTAAATTAGCCAGATGTGTTGATTTGTATGCTAACAGATTTCAGAATCAAGAAAGGATTACCACTCAAGTAGCTGAAAGATTAAATAAAGAATTAAATCCAAAAGGTGTAGCAGTACATTTAAAAGCTCAGCATCTTTGTATGTGTATGAGAGGAGTAAAGAAACACGATACATGGACTTCAACTTCAAAATTAATTGGAGTATTTAAAGAGGATGAAAAAGCGAGAAATGAATTTTTAAACTTTTGTAAATAATTATGAAAGAGAAAAAGATAGTAGGTAAACCATTTCAAAAAGGGCATGATCCAAGAAGAAATGTAAATGGCAGACCAATTGATTTACCTCCAATTGATGATTTAATTGCTGAGCTTTTATCAGAGGAACAAAATGATATGACAGCATTAACAGCAATGATTAAAGCCATCAGGAATAAAGCAATTAAAGGTGATGTAAAAGCTTTTGAGACATTGATTGAAAGAGTATGGGGAAAGCCTAAACAATTCATCCAGCAAGATATTAGAGGGGGATTTATTATTCAAGTTGGAAATGATGATGAAAAAAACATCATTGAAAATATATGATATTCACAAATCTGTTTTATAAGATAGCAAAAAGTAAAGCAAGATTTGTAGTTAATCAGGGAGGTACTTCATCCAGCAAAACTTATTCAACTTTACAGCTGTTAATTATCATTGCTCATAAATATGACAATATATTAATTTCTGTTGTGGCTGAATCACTTCCTCATTTAAAGAGGGGAGCAATCAGAGACTTTACAAAAATAATGCAAGAGGAAGGTTTATGGAGTGATGATAATTGGAATGCATCAGATAAAATTTATTCAATAGGTTCAGATAAAATTTATTCAATAGGTCGAACAAGGATTGAATTCTTTTCAGCTGATAATGGAGATAAATTAAGAGGAGCAAGGAGAGATATATTATTTATCAATGAGTGTAATAATGTAAGTTGGGAGGCTTTCCAACAATTGGAAGTAAGAACAAAGTGGAGAGTGTTTTTAGACTTTAATCCATCAATTGAATTCTGGGTGCATGATAAATTATTAACTAATCCTGAGCTTGATTTGGAATTTATTAAATCAACTTATGTAGATAATAACTTTTTAAGTGATGAGATTATAAAGGCAATTGAATCAAGAAAGATTTCAGATCCAAATTGGTGGAGGGTATTTGGTGAGGGGGAACTTGGATATTCAGAAGCTCAGATTTGGAATCACTGGCAAATAACTAATTCAATACCAAGTTCAGATAATTACTGTTATGGATTGGACTTTGGATTTAATCATCCAACAGCATTAATTAAAGTTACTAACCATGATGGAAATTATTATGTTGAGGAATTAATTTATCAGAGTGGATTAACGAATCAAGATATTATTTCAAAGATTAAAGATTTGGGAATAAATAAACAGAAAGAAATCTTTGCTGATTATTCCAGACCTGAGAATATCAGAGAAATTTATTTGGCTGGATACAATATAAAGGATGCAAATAAAGATGTTAAAAAAGGAATTGATTCAGTAAGATCAAAGAATTTATTTATTCATGCTGGAAGTAAAAACTTATTAAGGGAATTAAAGTCTTATTCATGGAAAACAGATAGAGATGGAAAGTTATTAGAAGAGCCTATCAAAGTGAATGATGATGCTTGCGATGCATTGAGGTACGCCATCCATTCTTGGACTCAGGCAGAGGTTAAGAAAATAATGCCACGAGGATTTGGAAATAAACTTTACAAATATTAACTTTGAAATGATTTGTGATTTGACTTGATTTATAGTTTGGCTCAGCTCTGTAAAGCTGAGCTTTTTTTATTAATAACCTTTCATAAAATAAACTTTCATTTAAATAATTTTATAACATGAAAACAATTGCTGAATTAAATGTGCCAGAATCTTGGGAAGATGTTTCATATAGTAAAGCAATAAGACTATTTGAAATTGAAGATGAGGTACAATTAATTAATGTTCTTTGTGATACTGATAAGGCAGAAGATTTAAAATTCAAAGATGTTGAAGAGATACTTGAATGTTTAAAATTTGTTGATGATATGAGCATCTTTACAGATGAGCAACCAATTGCAAAGTACATGGACTTTGATTTTGGAGGGCAGACTTTTAAAACTGTAAAAGATATTGAAACTATATTTAAACAGAATAGCAGTAAGAGAGCATTTGATATTATGCCATTAGTTATGAAAAGACTAATTGGAATTGATATATCAAATGAGCCTGTTAAAGAGTGGATTGGAACAGCCAATTTTTTTTTGTTCAAATCACTAATTTTTTTAACCAATTTAAAAGGTTATCAGAAGGTGAAACAAGTCCAGAAGAAATCGAAGCAGGGATAGATAGATTTGAAAAGTTTGGATATTTTACAACTGTTGTTCAGTTAGCAAGGAAAGGAGGATTAGGAAATACTTTTGATGAAGTATTGGATCAACCAGCAAGAGTTGTTTATATGACTTTATTAATAGACTTTGAGGAATCAGAATATACAAAGGCACTAAGTAAAATATATGCGAGACGTAGTTAATGACATAAGGAGCAGCGTACAATTAGCAGTTGATAATTCAACTTTTATTTTTGGTAGATCATTTGATACAGCGTTGGATTCAATTCATTCAACCTCAGCGAATGTATTGGTTTATTTAGATCCTGTTCAATGGAATGGTAATTTAAATGATTCATTTGAGAATGCTCAGATACAAATGGTATTCTTAACTCAGGATGCAGCTGATTCAAATTTTGATGAAACACAAAATGAAATTGAAGCAGATAGCACAGAAGAAATTTTTAGACTGATGAAAAAAGATGCTGAAACATGGTTAAATTATTTTAATGATAATTACAGTTATTATCAGTTAAGTAATTACACAATGATTCCAGCAATTAAAATAAAGAATGTTTGTAGTGGGGTATTTGTTCAATTTACTTTAACTTATAAGAAGCCTTGTGATTGACTTGAAACTTAGAATAGTATTGGAGGGATTAGGTCGTGTTATTGTAGATAACATGAGGAAACAACTTGAGACTAAAAAAATATCTGCAACTTCTGTAAGACAAAAAGATGGAAAGGTAACTGAAAAAAATTATTCATCAGTTCCAAAAGCAACTGGCAAATCTGCAAACAGTCTAAGGTACGAAGTAACAGAGGAAGGTAATATTTTAATTTATGGTGAAGCTTCAATACTTACTTTGGTATTTGGCAGAAAGCCAACAAGTAAATCTGGATCAGGAAAGTTAAAAGATATTATAAAACAATGGATGAGTGCAAAAGGAATAAAGCCTGAGACTGGAATGAGTGAAGATACTCTTGCTTTTTTAATTGCAAGAAAAATTCACAGATATGGAAGTGGAATTTATATAAAACATCAAGGAGCAAACTCAGGACTTTTTAATAAGGCTTTTGATGCAAGTAATTTAAAACAATTTACAGATGCTTTGAGACTAACTTATGAAGGTTTGTTTGTTGAAGCTATGCAACAATTAAGACAAGGAAATGGCAAGTAATATTTATAATTCACAGCAACCAAGCGTTTGGAGTTCTGCTTATGATGATATTGAGTTTCAATTTAAGTTTAAAGATTACTATGTAATATCAGCAAACTCAACTTCTCCTTATGGATGGGCTGAGCTAACTGTTTATCCAAACTTTGATATTACTCCTATTGTTAATGATTCAATTTATATAAGCTCAGGAATTTATGCTGGGTATCATAAAGTAATTTCAGCGACTTCCTCAAAAGTTACAATTGATGTTTTATACAATGGTAATCAATCAATAGGAACTATTCAACATTTAAGAGTTCCAGCTTTTAATTTATATAAAGGATTTAGATCATTTGAATCTTTTCCAAATGAATTGCCATATACTTTTGTAAATTCATTTGTTCCATTATATGATGGTAACAGAATAATAAAAGTTAATTTAAGGGGATTGCTTCAAACAATATTTACTATTGAAGAGCCTCCAATAACTTCATCATTTGCATTCTCAATATTCAATGCTTTTAGAATTGAATATGATAATACACTAACAACAATAAGATATGTATTGAATTCTGGAGTAGATCGTGCAGAATTATATGAAAGTTACATGAATGGAAATTATATGAATGAATTTAAACCTTTGAAATTTGGTTGTGGAATTACATTTGCAACTAAATTTGAAAATGGATTTCCAACCATGGAATTATTTACTGGAGGGAATCAAGTTCAACAAGGATTTTCAACAGCATTTAGTTCAGCATTTGATAATGGAACTTATAACCCTGAATAAAAAATAAAATGGCACAACAAACAAAAACACAAAACAAAAGTGATATAAACACTTTATTCGCTGATAATACAACAGGAGATATTACTGCATCTGATTTGAGAACAGTTACTACAAATATTGTGGATTCATATCCAGATATTTTAATTGCAACAGGTGAATTAACTTCTGTTCAAATATTAGCTTTGCATACAACTCCAATAACTTTAATAGCTGCTGGGGGTGCAAATACTTTAATTAGAATTTTAGATGCAAGAGCTTTTCTTGATTTCAATTCAATTGGATATTCTGGAGCTGGAAGTATTCAATTTAAATTTAGTGGAGCAACAGATAACTCAATTACAGTTACAAATAAATTAGTTGTTGAGACAGCTGATTATCATTTAATAGCTCCTTTACTTTCTCACACAGGATATTTAAATACAGGAATTGTTGCATCAGCGACTTCTGCATTTACACTTGGAAACTCACCAATTAAATGGTCGATTAGATATACTCTTGAAACAATAAGCTAATGGCAAATAAAGTATTAAATCTTGAAGCTGGGGAATTAACCATTGTTGATGTTAATGCTTTATATGGAGGTGATGCTGTTAAAGTATTATCAACTCTTCCAGCGTGGTTTGTAAACAATGTGGATATAAATGGAAATTCTTTGACTTGGAATATTAATCCACCATTTGAAAGTACATTTATTTTTAATGTTGGAATATTTGAAGATCCTGATGTTGGATATGTTACATATACACTAACTTTAAATGTTGCTGATACTTTTGAGAATATAGATAATTGCTGTGATGAGCAAGTAAATATTGTTTGGTTTAATAGGGTTAGTGGTTATCAGAATTATATTTTTACTCAGCGTAAAGATTATGGAGTAAAGATGGGTAAAGAAATTTCATTTATAAATAATGATACAATAAAGTATGGAGAAAAAGGAAGAGTTTACAATAGGAAAATAGTTTATGCATCTGGCATTTCAGAAAATGAAATGGATAATATTTCAACTCTGCCTTATTCAATACAGGCGTGGGAATACAAGGATGGGGAGTTTACTGAAATATATGTTGATTCTCAGGACTTAATTAAATACACAACAAAGGATGGATTCCTTGAGGTAAACATTTCATTTATTTATTCTAAGAATTTAAGAATACAAAGGCAATGATAGAGATATTTGTTAATGGTGAAAATTTAGATTTAACAGGGGAGGATGAAATTGTTCAAACATTCTCAGCTTTAAATTTTAATAATATAGCAACAAGGAATGCTGATTATTCAAATTTATTCAGAGTACCAATAACAAATAAAAATTTAAGATTAATTTCTTATTCTAATTATTTAAACAGTGTTGGTGGATTTCCTTATCAAAAAAATCCTTGCATAATTTATATTGATGGCTTTCAATTTAAAACTGGATTTTTAGACCTTGATGAAATATCTGATAAAATTAGTTTACGATTCTATACTGGTGCAATTAATTTTTTTTCAGCAATAAAAGATTTATCACTTACAACATTAGATCTAACTGAATATAATCACTATTGGGATCTTCCAACAGTTATTAATTCAAGATTAAATACATCAGGATATATTTATCCAATAATAGATTATAATGGATTAACAAATCCAATTGATGCACGAAGGCTTGCTCCAGCATTTTTTGAACATACATTAATAGAAAAAATAATTAATGATGTTGGATATACATTAGTTGATGAATTAGAGACTGAAAAAGATTATGAATACAAACAAGGTATTATTCCATTTTCAAAAGATTCTCCAAAACTTCCTCAAGATATAGTTGATGCAAATCAATATGAAGGTTTTTTAAATGATATTTGGGGTGGTGGAATTGTAAATAATACAATTGCATTATATGGATTGAATAATATTTTTTATCCATTTACTTTTGGTTGGAATGATGGATTAAGAAATTGTCAATTTGGAAATCCAATTACAAATCCATCAAATTTATTTTCTCCATTATATGGTGGAGTTTTTACTACAAATTTTACTTACGCTGAATTTACTTCTCAGCTTTCTGGTATTTATGAAATAGATCTTGATATTAGTATATTAAGCACAGTTACTCATTCTTGGTCAAGTATTCCAGCTTATGATAATACATTTGAAATCAATTTATATTTAGAAGTTATTGGTGGACAAAATTATCAATTAGCAACAGATTCACAAACGTACTCTGGAATTTTTAATGGGCAGATCAGACAATTTACAAACACATTAACATATACTGGAACAACTACTTTATTTTTAAATGCTGGTCAAAAAGTTAGAATAAATTTTGAATCAAATCAATTTCTTCAATCAACTCAATTATATTTTGGTGCAATAAATTTAAGTTCACAAACTAATTATTTTCCTTTAAATGCTTCTGGAACAGCACCAGGAAAAGCTCATTTCAAAATAAAAGAAGAAATTACATTTGGACAATTAGTATATCCAAATGCTTTTCTTCCTAATATAAAAGCATCTGATTATTTTAAAGATATTTGTTTTCGATATGGAATATTACCTGTAATTGATGAACAAAATAAAAAAGTAATATTAAGGAGCTTTTCAAAATTAAAAGATAATTTGCCAATTGCTTATGATTGGTCTGATAAGTTAGATGAAACAGATGATCCAACTATAAATTTTAAACTTGGTAATTATGGAAGATTTAATAATGTAAGATACAAAGATGATGATTCAGTTCCAATAAAGCCAAATGGATCTGATTATGTTTTAAGTATTGCAAATGAAAATCTTGAAATAGAAAAAAATTTATATATATCTCCATTTGGTGCATCAATTGATAAGTCTGCATTTACAACTGAGAATGTTGTTTATATAGATATGTACGATCCAACAACTTTATATTTTACAAAGAAAGTTGAGCCAAGAGTTTGCTATGTAAAAAAAGTTTCAAAGGCATTATCATATACAGATGGAACAACAACAACAGCTGTTTCAACTGATTTACCATTTACTTGGTTTATTGATATGTCAAATGGATTCTCAATGGGATTTTCAACTAACTTAATGAATAGGCACTCATCAGATATTATTGCTGTATTACAGAATCAAAAAATATTAAAAGTAGATATTAAATTAAATATAAATGATTTATTAAGTATTGATTATTATAGACCTGTTTATTTAAAACAGTTTAGTGCTTACTTTTTTATTTCAAGTATTAATCAATATAGTTTCACCACTAACAAATCAACAGAAGTTGTTCTAATAAAATTAAATTAAAATGGCAGAAGAAATAATATTAAATCTTAGAATAGGTGGAGCAGATCAATCAGTAACAACACTTGGTCAATTAAAGACTGCAATTGCTACTTTAAAGAAAGAGCAAGATGGATTAAAGATTGGATCAGAAGCTTTTAATAAAGTTCAAAATGATTTAGCAAAAGCTGAACAGGCACGAATTGATATAATGAAAAAAACTCCATCTTTATTTCAAGAAAGAATTAAAGGTGCAATTAATGAATCAAATTCATTAAGAGAATTAAAACAACAAATAAAAGAATATACAGCAGCTGTAATCGCTGGGGAGGAAGGAGCTGCTGAAAAGTTAGCTGAGTTAAAAGATAAATTAGAAGATGTAAAGGATGCAACAGATAGCTTTAAAGGAACTGGAGTTGAAAAGCTTAAAAGCTCAATGGATTTATTACAGGATTCAATTACAAATTTTGATGCTGAAAAATTTCAAATAGGGTTAAAAGGAATTGGAAGTGCAATGAAAGCAATCCCAATATTATTAATTATTGAGGGTATTGTTTTTCTTCTTGAAAAGTTTGGAATAATGGATATGATTGTTAGAGTTGTTACTGATGCAATTTATGCATTTACAGATGCACTTGGATTAACAAATAAAGAAGCTGAAAAAAATACAAAGTCAACAATTGAAGGTTATGAAAAACAAGAGAAGGCTGTTCAACAAAGATATGATACAGAAATTGCGTTGGCAAAGGCTTCTGGAAAAGATGTTACAGAATTAGAATATAGAAAATTAAAAGCAGTTGAAGATAGTATTCAAAAACAAGTTGATGCTTATAAATTGCTTGAATTTAAAAAAGGGGAATTAAATGAAGAGGAGAAAAAAGATTATGAAGATTTACAAAATGAATTACTTGACGCAACAAGGGAAAGATTAAGAAAGGAAGTTGAAGCAAGAAATAATTTCAATAATAAAATAAAAGATATTAATGAAAGAAACAGACTAGAAAGCTATTCAGAAAGGGGTAAAGTTTTGCAAGAAATTAAAATGCAAAAAGATGAAGAGGTAAAAGCCATTTATGAAGCAACAAATAAATTAACAAAAATAACAGTTGAAGATATAAATAAACAATATGAAGCAATTCAACAAATTGAACAATATTATAGAAAAGTAGAAAATAAACAAAAAGCTGAGTGGGGAAAAGAGGATGCTGCAAAAAGAAAATCAGAAAAAGATAAAGAATTAGCAGAGCAAGAAAGATTACAAAAAGAATTATTAAATCAAATAAAAGAAACACAAGATCAAGGAATTTTATATTTAGAAACTGAAATAAAAAATAGAAAATTAAAAAAACAAGATGAATTAAGATTTGAAAGAGAGCTTGCTAAATTTAGAAAAGATATTGTTTTGCTGGATGATAAATCAACATACACACAAAGATATGCAGCAGAAGTTGAATATAAAGCTAAAATAAAAGAGCTTGATGAATTAGAAGACCAAAGAAAAAAAGATGCAAGAATAAAAACTTTACAAGATCAAAAAATTGAACAGCAAATTATTTTAGAAAATCAAGAATCAACAATTCAAGATATTAGAGATGCAAGACTTGAGCAATTAGAAGCTCAAAATAAAATTGATTTAGAAAATTTCAAAGGAACAGAAAATGAAAAATTGTTATTACTTCAAAAATATACTAATGATAAATTAAAAATAGAAAGAGATTATCAAGCTGAGAAACAAAAAATAGTTATTCAAGAAATTCAATTTGTTCAACAAACTGCAAATGCTTTTTTAAATCTTGCTTCATTACTTACAAAAAATCAAGAGCAATTAAAACAGATTCAGAAGATTCAATCATTGGTTGCTATTGCAGCAAACACAGCAACAGCAATTTCAAACTTAGTCGCTGTTTCATTTAGCTCATCATCCCCAGATAATATTATGACTGGAGGTATTGCAGCTTATGTAAAGTTAGCAACTGGTATTGCAACCATTACTGCAAACATGGTTCAAGCAAAACAATTAATAAGTTCATTTGAAGAGGGTGGATATACAGGAGAGGGAAATCCAAAAGATGTTTCAACTAACTTAGGAAGTAAGTCATATACATATCACAAAGATGAATATGTAATTCCATCCAGAGTTTTAAATACTCCACAAGGTTCAATGCTTGCATCCCAAGCTGAATCAATGAGACTTGGAATGACAAATCCATTTCCACAGATAAAAGGATTTTTTGATGGAGGATTTGCAGCTAGAGGAATGGGAGCATCAGCAAATAATTCAATGGATCAAATGAGATTAATGCAAGACGTATTAACTTCTTTACCAGCTCCAATTGTAAAGGTTACAGATATTAATAAAACTCAGACAGCAACAGAAAGAGCAATTACAGTTGCTTCATTATAAAATAATTAGATAAGTTTTATTAAAGAATTACTTTAATTTATTAAACAATTACTTTAATTTATTAAAGAATTGCTTTAATTAAATACTAATTAATAATTAATA